GTTGATAAGAAATTCTAATTCATTGTCTGAGAGCTTCAAGAACCATGTCTCACCATCACTACTTTGTGAGGAGCGATACTGTATTGATTTATCGTCATCAAAAACAATCTTAACATCAGTTTCACCAAACCCATGATTTACATAAGATAAAAATACTTCAATCCCATAATCATCAGATTTCCTCACCACAAATAATGGGGTAGTATATGGAAACTCACCATCACCTTGAACTCCAGCAAATTCATAACTAAAGCCCTCAAACTTATTTCTTCCAGCACCATATTCCCAATCTTGAGAATATAATGAAGATACAAGTGTTGAAATTAATACAATTGATAAAAATATCTTTCTCATTTTCTATTATTTTATTTGTTACACCTACAATATACGGAATAAGGGAAAGGCGACAGCCTCCCCCCAATATTTTTTTATCCCTCACAAGATGTACATTCATCATTCATGGAATTCTCCCAATTAATATGCTCAAATCCAGTCCTCCCAGATTTAGAAGATGCTTGAATCATAAACTTCTGAGCTTCTGAGAAGGAGCGTTGGTAATAAAGACCCTTAATCCCATACTCCCACGCCATTAAATGTAGCTTAGAGCGAACATTTGCTGGAGTTGATGGTGGAACAAAGATATTTAAGCTTTGCCCTTGGTCGATATAGTTTTGACGAATTGCAGCTTGTTCGATAATCTCAAACTGATTAATTTCTGAGAATGTTTTAAAGACCTCCTTCTCGTCATCAGTTAAGAAATCTAAGAACGCAACAGAACCGTTTTGCAGCCTAATCTCTTCCCAAACTTCATAAGTGTTTTGCCCCTTAGATTCAAGCAATGATTCAAGAGCCTTATTCCTAAACTCAAACTTACCTTTAGCAACAGTCTTAATGTAGCAGTTTGATGCATGAGGCTCTATTCCCTGAGAAAGTCCTCCAGCAATCAAGGCATTAGTTGTTGTTGGAGCCATAGCCATGGTTGTTGTATGCCTTCTATGGATACCGTACTCTTTACATACCTCTGAAGCACCATACTCATCAGCCATCTTTTCTGAAGCTGCGTAAGACTGATTTTTAATGTGATTGAAAATTAGTCTAGTTGCTGAGTTAGCTTGTAGTCCAGTAAACGGAATCATTTTGCTTTGTAGATAATCATGCCAGCCGAAAATCCCAATCCCAAGTGCTCGATGTCTTTCAGCAAACTTAACTGAGCGCTCCATTGGTCTACCAAGTTTTTTGGCTTTTTCAATAAATTCAGTCATCACAGCATCCAAAACATATGTTGCAGTTTCAACGGCTCCATATCCATTTACCTTAATATCAACCCAGTCATCAAAAGTAAACAGGTTCATTGACAACAAGCAACAAACAAAAGACTCATCTAAGTTTGACGGCAACATTATTTCATTACAAAGATTACTTCCAAGTATCTTATACTCAGTACCTTCACCGTAGCACTCTGGTCTTGATGGATGCTTACTTGCATTCCCAGTATAGAATAAATATGGAACACCATGGTCGTTTCTCTTCTCTAAAACCTTAGCCCATCTTCTATTAGCCTCCTCATCACCATCATAAATTTTCTTCACATACTCATCTGAGACACATATTGCATGAGTCATCTTTTGGATTGGTGCTTTTGGGTCTCTGATTTTCATGAATTCATTAAAGTCATCATGTTCAATATCAGTGTAAACAACGTGCATACCTCTCCTCACGCCTCCCTGAGAAACTTTTTTAATCTTCTCCTCGTATCCTTCCATAAAAGAGGTTGAGCCAGTGGAAACGCCACCTCCAGTAATAGGGGCTCCAACGCCTCTCACATCTCCCCAATAAGATGATGTTCCTCCACCATTTTGGGTCATGATTGCATTCTCAGTTTGTCTATCATATATCCCCTCAATTGTATCTGGGATGTATGTATTAAAGCATGAAATTGGCAACCCTCTAGTCAATCCAAAGTTAGACCAAATTGGTGAACTAAATGAGAATGCTGAATGCTCTGCAACAAATTGATAAACCGCATCATAAAGCTCTGGCTTATTGTGAATCTTTGCTACTCTGTGAGCAATATCCATTATCCTCTCATTTGGTGTCTGAGTGATTGGAATATATCCAGAATATAGTGTTACTAGTGATGGCTTTCTCATGTAAGAGGGGTAGTCTTTACCCCTTACAAGCTCCTCTACTCTATCATTAATCTCTTCTCTCGTTACTTCTTTAAATTCACTCATTATCTCTTCATTACTAAATTTTCCTTCAAAATTCCCCCCATTTCCTCTTTAGTTACCTTCACTGTACTTGATGTGAATGGTACTAGCTTTTTAGTATAATCCGTAGACCTAGAATCTAAAAAGTCTACTTGTTGTAAAGTTGTTAATCCTTGGTCGAACCATGCAGTTCTTTCTAAGGGCTCTTTATCTACATCAAAAATTGTTTCAAGACCAATCAACTCCAGCGACTCATTAATTCTGTTTTTCATATAAACAATCAAGTCTGCCTGAGTTAAGTTCGGCAAATCTCCATTAGCAAAAATTTGGGCTAGCACACCTTTCTCAATATCCATAATTGTCTGAGCAGCTGTATAAATCTCAGACTTAAATTCTGATGTCCAAATTTGCGGATACTCCTCTTTAATTTGGTTAAATATCCAAATACCAGCTAATGAGTGAATTAACTCATCTCTCGCACTCCAATCAACTATATTTGCAATACCCTTTAACATAGACCTTTTGTTTGCACTGAAAGACCTAAGAATCATGAACTGTGAGAACAATGAGACTCTCTCAGTGAAACATGAGAATATTGCAATCCCCTTAGCCAATCTCTTTACATGAGAAGTTTTGTTTGGGTCGAAGTTATCTATATTTAATGCATTATCTAAAAGATTCTCAAACTTTCTGGATAAAACTGGGTCTTCAGAGTAAGGCTCAAACTCTGTCAAATCCAATAACTCGTTTATCCTGAAGTAAGCATCCGCGTGTCTTGCCTCATTTTCCGCAAGAGTCATTCCTAATATTGAGAACTCTGGCTTACTAAAGTATTTTCCTATAACCCCCCACAAGTCATCCATGACCTTAGTTTCTGTATCAGCAAAAGTTCTGAGTATTGTTGATATAATAAATTTATCATTCTCAGTTAATTTGCTATGGTAATCCAACACATCCTCATCCAATTCAGCTTGAACCTCATCATGTACCCAGTATGTTCTCTGAATTGCCTTAATATATTCCTCTACCTCTTGATACTCGTAAGGCTTAAAAACCTCTCTAGGCTCAAAGATATTTCTCTCTTTACTCATATAATATGTATTTTTAATTTTCGGGTATTTTGAATATAGGTATTATTCCCCATCTTTATGTATATAAAAGAATTGTTTCCTTGCTCTAGTAATTGCAACAAACATAAGATTATTTTCTTGTCTAATCTCCTCTTCAGATTTTGCAAACTTGCTAGGCAACAAATCGGGTCTGAGTAAAAACACCCTATCATACTCTAACCCCTTACTTTTATGTATAGAACTTAAGACTATCGCATCCTTTTGTGGATGAAATATTTCATCTATTCTATTAATTAATTCATTCATGCTACCGCAAGTGTTTGCAATAACAGATAGCGACATTGAGACATCAAGAAATGATTGGTATTTCGGATGTTGCTCAGGATTCCTTACTCCTCTAACTGATAATGCCTCAGATATTTGAGACAACTGTAGATTCAATCCATCTATCAGTGCTTGAATGTGTGACCTCTTATACGGCTTTATTAGTGAATGGAATTTCTCTCCTACTTCCTTTCCAACTATATAAGCCTTCTTTCCGTCTTCCAAGAACTTAATGTATGCCTCAAATAATGGGGAATTGTTTCTGCATAAAACAGCATCACCCTCTTCAACATTATCTAAATCCGCATCACCCACATACCCATATTCAGCATTTGGGGCAGCAGTAATTTCAGGACTATATCTTTTAGCTTCCTCAACAACATTTATCGGACACCTATATGTTACGCTCAATGGTAGCGATATAGTATTGTCAGCCTCTTGAAATCGCTTAAATGAACCACTATCCGAGCCTGAGAATAGGTATATACTTTGAAAGCCATCTCCAACGTTGATAATTCTACTATTCTTAGCTCTAATCCTACTTATCAATAAGTGCTGTGCCAAGTTCAAGTCTTGACTCTCATCAACCAAAACATTATCGTACTTTGGATACTTTAATCTAGGTAATGTTGCTGAAAGATATATCATGTCTGAGAAATCAATCTCAAATACATCAGCTCTTTTCCTGCTTAGATTATATTTTGACATTATACTACAAAACTCCTTCAAGTCCTCATACCCGTAGTCAGAAACTAATCCAAACTTATCAAGCATTTCCTCAACATCATCCTTGCTATTAATGTCAGTCATCGTTGACCTCAAATAATCATACCCCTTTTGAATGTAGAAGATTCTAGAATTTCTTTCTCTATTTTCTGAAATCTCCTTCTTCTTAAGAATCATCTTTTGAGCCATCTTATATACTTTGGCATTATTCAACTTAATGTTTTTGCCAAAATTCTTTCTCAAAATATCCAATCCTATTGAGTGCAATGTTGATACATCAAACTTATTTGGAAGTCTATCCTTAAGTTCCTCAACAATTGATTTATTAAAAGCCAAGAATACTGAGTTAGAGCTTGGTGGCAACAACTTGGATATTTCTATTAATACTGTTGACTTACCACTCCCTGCTGTTGCTGATATTGAAACATTCTTGTTTGTACCAAGTACAGCTCCAAATATATTTTTTTGGTCTTTACTCCAATTATATTTACTCATACTATATTGGTTTTTTATAATAACTTATATCTATTTCATATTCCTTTATTTGCTTATTCTTCCACCCAAGACCCTTGAGTATTTTAGTAATCTCTTTCTTAGACATTTTTCTAGCTGAAGATATTTTATGTTGCAGATTGTCTTGCTCGTACCTCATTTCATAAGAGCCGTCATACCAATCTTCATATAGAAATAATCTATTTTCAGTCTCATCACAATACCAAGCTAGCTTTGGGCATTCACCAATACCACTCCCAATATCCCTAGTTGGATTATCCCTGAGAGCAGCTTCTCCAGCAAGCTCATCGCATCTTTCATTGTCCTTAACTCCAGTGTGACCTCTAACCCAATTAAACTTAAGGTTTCCCTCGTGCTTAATTATCGACTTATTTAGTCTCAACAACAAGTCTCCATTCTGATATGATTTTATTTGCTCATCTGAAGGGTGGTCATACATTAATGTTTTACACATTGTCAGGCAATACTGAGAATCAGATGTTAGCTCTATCTTAAATCCAGACTTAACATTTTCCAGTCCAAGAATAATTGCCAACATCTCCATCCTATTATTTGTCGTAGAAGACCAGCTTCCAGAAACTATCTCCTTATAATAGTCTCCACACCTCAATACCGCAACTGCCGCACCACAATCAGCTAAACGATTATCTGCGGAACCATCTGTGAAAATTGTTACAGCCTTTCCCATAGCACTGAGAATGGGTTTAATGCAATTGTTGATGGCTTACTTAGTTCAAATATTATTGAAAAACATTCACTTGCAGTAGCCTCAAATAAATCCATAAAAAGATAATTTACATTAAACACCCATATAATTCCTATTAACGAAAATATTACAGCTGTAATGATTGCAGTAACACAAAATAGTATATATGATAAAAATAATAGTGTTTCTCTAATCAAGTAAAAAGCAATTTCTATTCCAAATTTCATATTGTAATTATTTTATTCAACTACAATATGCTGAAAACAATAAAAGCGACACTACTGCATCGCTTTTTTTAAAATTCTCCTATCCCTTATCTTCTTATAGTGAGCTAAGACTTGTGGTGTAATCTTCTTTTTCCTCTTGACTCTCAGACCATTCTCCTTGTATTCATTTACATAAGAATAAAATCTTTTTGTCTGAAAAGATGGGTTTCCACTTGCTTCACAAAGAAGTATAATGAGATTAATATTTGGGGGCTCATCAGTCTTATTGCCTATAATAGTAAATATTGTTGGCTCTAATAAATATATGAACCTCCCCAACGATGTATCTAGGAAGGTTCTTTTTTGGTATGACCCCTTTGTTCTTGGCATTATGAGAAGTATGTTGAGACAAACATTTTTGATACAACTACAGCGTTATTTCCAGAAGAATCTGTTTTTAATAACTCTATTTCAACTGCCAATGATGCATTATCAGTAGGCAATTGTAGTCTACCATCACCCCATCCAGCTACATCAGTAAGATACACGTTACTTGTACGTGTACCAGAATTTTCAACACCATTTAACCAATATCTAGTATATCTAGTCCTAAAATATGTATTTGGTGTACCTAAAACTATTGTAGTTAATATGCTGCCTGAGGGTCTAGGTGTTCTCCAAAAATGACCTTTCTCAAAACCAAGAATAGCTCCAGAAGCAGGTTCATTTGTTAATCCATAAACTGCTGTGTCAACTAAGTCTGGAGCAATCTTTATTTTTGTTACACTGGCATCAACTAGCTCATTTGTTCCAACAGAGTCGTCCTGCATATTGTCTATAGAAATAGCGTCAGTGTCTATAACTCTATTGTCAATAGCATTATCATCTATCTTAACATTTGTTATTTCCCCATTACCTATTGCTGCACCCAAAACTTCACCATCAAGAATATGTTCTCTACGAATAGAGTCGTCAGCTATCTTATTCTCATTTACAGAATCAGTACCTAGTTTGTTTGAGGTAACAGCGCCAGCACCTATTTTACCTTCAGTAACGGCTCCACCCTCAAGTTTACTAGTTGTGACAGCTCCAGCACCCAACTTGTTTTCAGTTACAGCCCCATCTTGAATAGAATCCTCCTCAACAAAGTTGGCTCCAATAATTCCATCAGGTCTAATTACTGGAACTGGTGTGGTTGAGTTAGTAGAAAATGAATCAGCTATAACAGCAGTAGCGACATTAAGTGACCCAGTATTTAGGGTTCCATTTACATCCACATTATATAGTGTAGCCAATGTACCACTTAACATTACAAGTGACCCATTAATATTGGTGTCAGCTAAAGTGGCTTGAGCATTTACGTTTAAGTTTGGCGCACTAATAGTGTTTAAACCAATTACATTTGTTCCAATAACTTGGTTGGCTTGAATATCTGTTAAGAAATCCACAAACCCTTGTACTTGTTGACCCTGAGTAGTCTCAGTATTTAAAAACTTGTCACCAATAACATTCTCATAATACCTTCTGATATTTTGAATGTCATCAATTCTTATCTCATCGTTTCCACCTGAACCAGTCCCAGAGATAACTGTTGAGTAAAGTGTTAATGCTAATTTTGAGGCACCATCCTCATACTGTCTCTGCTCATTAACATCTATAGCATTAATAAATGTTGGTACAGACAAGTCATAATTTGATACGCCAGAAAAATACCTAACCTTATTTCCTAACCAAATGTATCCATCTGAAACATCATAATTTCCACCACCTAAGTCTGTAAAATTTATTCCAGACATTACGAATGGTGATTCTGAAGCAAAAACCCTTTGTGTTGCTAATATGTGGTCTTGCAAATCCTGAAGGTCATCATTGTGAAGCCTTCTACCACCATCTTGAAATTGTAGTTCATTCATATCCTATTATTTTAGACGCTATAGGTTATACTATATGTCTTTGTATCTATTTTATATTTATCTACTATACCCATTATACCCCTAATAACAGACTCATTTCCTTGAAGACTTATTGGTACAACTACACCAAAATCTTCAGGCAACATACCACTGTCTTCCGCATCAAAAAATATTGATGGTGAAGTAGGTGATTCACTCCCATTATATACAACCATGTGACCACCTGAAGGTGTCTCATCAGTAAAATATGTTGCATCAGCTTGCTCGTAAGAATGTATTATTTCTATAAACTCAGTAGTTGGGTCTGCAAATTCACTTGAGTACAAGTCATTTAGATAGCCCTCCAATAACATTGTCTGAGAACTCATTGCCGCTTCTACAAGCTTTTGTTCAGCAAACAACATGAAGTCAGCATTAACATCCTCAAGTGGTGAAACAGTAGACCTTACCCACTGAAACATCCTATTGTTTCTAAGCTTCTTAGGAATGAGTCTAGAAGCTATCCTATCTAAATCTAAAAACCAGCTCATTATGACTCAATCTCAACTTTAAGTTTACTTATATCCTCTATTATTGCGTATCCAGCATCCAATTCTGTTTTTCTCTGAACAATCTCTCTAACTGGAATATTTTCGTCACTCAAATAGCTGTCCCTAAATATTTGAGCCACATAAACGTCAACAACATTATTTACAACTTGTATTGCGTCAATGAATGATTGAATATAGAATACCCCATCAAAAGGTAGGTTTACTAAATAATCATCTATAGCATTTGAAACATCTGTAGCTATATCATCATCAGACCTTGTTCCATCATGATAAACAGTTACATCATCCAATACAATCTCATCGGGTCTTATTGATATAATATTAATTTGAGTTCCAGCAAATTTTATTTTTTCAAAGTACTCAACTACCCTTAATTCAACAACAGGGTCTAGTTTACTTAATGACTCAGGCTCACCTGTAGCCAACTTTAAATCAAGTACACCGTTATTATCGCTATAAGCAGCCCTTGTAACAACTCTATTCTGAGGGTTAACTGGGTCGTAACCCAAGCTTAATCCATTATTTAATCTCTTTAACTCATCACCGTCTTGATACTCTAATGCCTTCAATGAGTACCATTCACTAGTCCCATTTATCCTAGAGTCTAATGTATTATCTATATTAACCTGAAGTAAGTCCCATAGAACCTCATGACTAAATATAGCTACAGCACATATGAAAGCCCACAACTTATATATAGCCACATTTGAGTTAGAATTTAAGTCAGATAAATCACTCCTTGAGTTCTTGCTCTCTATTATATCATTATATATTTCAGTTACTTCTCTAGCCATACTATTTTTTGCTTACAAACTTTCCTGAACCCTCATTGAATTCAAATAAATCTTTATTAAATTTAACTTCCTTAACCAATCCCTGTATTGACTTATTGTTTACATTAGATGTTCCCAGTATATTTGATGAAAAATCAATACTTGTATCCACAAATGAAAATAGGTTTTCGTCAACAGCTATTATTATGTTCTTATATATAGGTTCTGCCAACACTATATTTGTTTCAATACTTACCTTACAGTCTTGATTAATTGTTTTTACATATGTATCTTCAAATATAAGTGAGTTATCCGAAGCATAAAATCTGATAACAAATGAATTCTCACCTGTTCCATATAGCGATATTCTACTATCACTTTCGCTATCGGAAATCAATATATTTTCCTCACCTATAAGTGGAGATACTTCTACATTAAATTTTACTTCAGCGATATTTCTGTCCCTATTTAAAGACATTCTTTCATTGAAGTATATATATGATTGATTCCCAGATTCAAATTTTACAGCTGAATGTTCCGACCAAGTTACATCATTTAAGTATCTAACCTCATTACTAGCGTCAGTAAATATTTCACCAAATATCTCGCCTGATATCTCAAGATTTTCACCAAAACTATTTTCTGAATTCGATATAGTCTTGTCCCTAAAGAAAGCAACGTTTGTTTGATTAAAATTATTTTCAGTACTTGGGAAAACATTTAATGTGTCGCCAACACTAAGTACCGTTGATGTATTTATGTTCTCATTATCTGAAAGGATGTTGTAAATACCCATAACATCCCCATATACCTCAACAGCTATGTCATATATATTCTGACCGTATTTAACCTCGTATATAGCCATATTAACCTATTTCTTCAGATTGAACAGATATAGTTCCGTTTACAACTGTAGCACCAATAACCCTTAATGAGTCTTGAGCAAACTTATCTGTTATTCTACCAATTATTTCATCTGGGGTTGAGTTTGATTGAATATACTGCTTTATTCCAACACAAAAAGTTGGGTTCTGAAGAAAGGAACCTTCTCCACAGTCCATTAATGTATATTCGTTTTGTGTAATACCGTCTTTAATAACAAAATCCCCTAATACACTTCTGCCTATTAAAAAAACTTCATGAAGAGTATTTTCATCAGTGTAATAATTAAAAATTAAATCATCATTATTCTCTAATGAATCAACCAAACTATTATAGTCGGAAACTGTTAAATATTTTGTTGAATCTATCTCAAGTGAAACAGATTGGGCTGAAAGTAATCTGCCCTTTAGACCATCGTTATTTATGTAATAAAACTCCACATAAAGAGCCTTAGAATCGTGTGATGGGTCTATATTAATTGGAGATTTAATTGCTGCCAAATAAGTTTTCCAAAATTCACTATCAACAGAATTGTCTACAAAATTTCTTGGAACCTCTATTGATAACACAATAGCGTTATTTGACACATCCTCATAGGTTTCATTGTTTGAGTAACTATTCCCATAAGACTTTATTGCAATGTCATTGGTTTCTAGGTCTATTTGTATATCTCCTCTAGGCATATACTGAATATAGGTATTATTAGGGGATTAATTGAATTGTTTGCAAATTATTTTAATTTGATGTTTGTAGCCAACATTGTATCTAACTGAGTTTTTATTGTCGCAAATGTATTGGCATTTATTGGTACACTAGTCACCCCACTTGGGGCGGTAACGGTTATTAATTGTATAGCATCCAAAATTTGACCAATTAAGTCTACTGCGGTATCTCCCAATACAGCAGACTCCTCACTTGCAGCAGTATTTGTGTTTATCTTATATACCCCCGTCTCAATAGTTCTTGAAGACGCTGTTGAACTTACTGAAGTCGTGTCGCTTCCATCAGTAACCCCCTCATCAATACTTGTTGTACCCTTAGATTCAGTATATGAGTTACCATCTGAATCCTCTATAATGGTGTCAAGAGATGTATGCGACTGAGATATTTCGGAATAATTACCTGTCTCAGTTGTGTCATAAGGATTGTTTTCATCTGGAGTATCCACTTCAACAACCCTTGAAATCTTTTCAGAATCATATTGCTCGTACACTTGGTCAACATGACTGTAGAATAATGGATAATAATACTCAACGCCATTTTTGTAGTCAAGAATCAAGAATACATCAGAGTTAACTTTTGGGAAAGTGTATTTACCTGATATGCTAGTTGAACCATCATCATTAATATGTGCGTTCAATGGAATACTTGGTATCTGAACTTCACTAGGTTGCAAAGTAACATTCATTGTACCAAATGTTGCTGTATCCAAAACGTCACTAAATACCTCATCTACAGTGGCTAGAATTATGTTCCCCTCATCTATTTCAGACTTGCTATACCTTACTATTCTAGCTATTGACTGCCTTATTGACTCCTTATTATTTCCTCCCATTAAGCTATATTTTCTACTCCACTATTTGAGCTACCTAAAACATTATCTGAATCATTTATCTGTTCAATAACAGAGTCATGATATATATTTAATCCCTTTGGATAATCCTTTATTTTTATGCCAACCTTTAGATTTTGCCTATATCCAACACTAAATCCCCAATCAGTAGCAACGCCTGTAATCAAATACTCACCAGCAACCTCAGGGTTTCTTGGGTCTATAATGCTGACAGATTGTGCTGACTGTAATCCAAAATCACCGTATGTTGTTATTGAACCACCAAGACCAGAATCAAAGTATTTCCAAAACATATCTTGACCATGAGCAAACATTTTGTCTACAACAGGCTTATAGTTATCAAGATTTGTTGAATCAAAATTCTCAGTTGTGGTATCCATTGTAGCTGTTATCTGAGAATACCCCGCTGTATCTATATTTGAATCATAGTTTTTGATTAACCAAGCAGTTAACCTTTCCTTATTTACATCAGACTTCTTGTTTATAGTATCATGTATAGCCGCAATAACAAACTTGTCTTCTCTTGAAAACGGGTCTAGCGCAACATTTATCTGAAGTATTCTACTGTTACCTATAAATCTTTGTACAGTAACCATGTTCCTTTTTTTGTTCATGGTAGTTGTCTCCAACTTATTACCACCTTTAGGAACATTGATTTCATTATTAATTACAGGTGGAACGTAATCTGGATTAGATATAGTGGATATGTGAGGCGTTAAACTAGAATCAAAGTATGTTCTACCAATAATTAACTTGCCAGCCTCAAAGAAAACTGAGAGACCCCTATCTTGAATATCCTTCATTACTCTAGCTGATGTGGATTGCTTTGCATGAAAATATTTTCCAAAACTAATCTCATCTGCTGATTCCCTAACTGAAGGATGTAATTCAACACCTGTTCCCTCAATCAAGTCATCTATAAAGTCTGAAAGTCTTACATCCTTAGTTTCATCATCCTTATTCTTGTAAATACCGTTAACAACTTTTTGTTTAAGTAAATACATCCCGTCCTCTAACTTCAATGTTAATGGTGAAGTGTTTGATACTTTAGAAACATATCCATGGAACATTAGCTTATCCTGAAAGTCATATCCTAGGAATACTCTAACTATGTTTCCACTTGAAAATATTTGCTCATTATCAAATGCTTGTGGGTCATATAATGACTTATTGTTTACATTATATTCGTCATATATCAACCAATTATCAACTCTTGGTATGACTAGTTCAGCAGTGTCAGTTAATGTCTTGAAACTACTCTTTATCTTTACACTATTAAGAAATGATAATGTGGCTATAGGTCTTTTTGTGGCACCATTAAAGAAGTCACCACTTGCCCCAGTTAAACTAGCCGTCCTATTTATTGGATTTGGGCTAAATGGATGTTCATTCTCAAACTTGGTGTCTGAAGAATATACCTCAACAAATCCTGTTAATCTATTAAAGTACATATTAGAATGATTGTGGTCTAGAATTAAATATACTTCCGAAGTCTATGTTTTCTAGTTCCTCAGCTATAGTGCTTCTTAAGTTTCCAATCTCATCAATTGTCTCCTTAATAAATGATTTATTCTGAGTATCGTTAGCTAATTCAGCACCTATTTCAGCGTATGTTGCAGCATGAGAACAAGCTCTTATAGAAAACTTCTGAGAGGCATAGCTTCCTCTCTCATTAGGGAAATCGAATCCCTCAACAACCATTCTTGTGATACCAAATCTATATAAATATGGACTGATGATTGTTAATGGTATAGGTGACTCGCAAGCTCTAATTAATGCATTAACATCTGCCTCAGGATAAACCGCTGCATTGTCTGTTGTAAAAACGCCTGATATTTGAATATCATAATCACCAGAAGAAATATATTCCTTTCTGGTATACGGATTATTAACAATGTTTGTTTTTATTATCTTCTTCTTCTTACTTACTTTGATTATAGCAGAATCCATGAATACTGCTGGAAATGAATTTAATCTAGTGGT